AATAAAACATTACCTAGTATTTCATACACATTTAATTAATTTAATTTAAAATTATTCAAATTAAATTATATTATTTAGAAACCATAAATTTGATTTAATGGATGTTTATCTTTTTCCGCCAAATCTTGATAAATAAAAATTGTTCCTGTAGTATTAAATTTATCTTCTAATGTACTAGGATCATAATTATATAATTGACTTACTGGAGTTTGATAATTTCTAACTACTTCAATAGCATCATTACCAATACCTGACTCATTTGGAATTGATCTTCCATAACCTGCTGTGTCAAATTGAAGAGCAGATACTCTTGGATTATACTCAAATGCTTCTCTTTTTTCATTAAATAAAATAGTATAGTTTCCAATAATTAATTCTAAATCAGAAATATCATTTTTCTCTTTATGCAATTCTAATAATACTGCTGATTTTAAATGTAAATGTTGAGAAGTACCAATCAAAATTTCCATGGGTACTGAAACATGTGTTTTATTAATTCTATCAAAACCATGAATTACTCTTGGTAATCTATTAAATTCCATAGGATTAACTAATTTTCCTAAATTTAATAAGTTCGATCTTCTTGGAACATAGTAAACTAATACTCCATTAGTATAAATAATTTCATTATTCTTTTGAACTATTGCTCCATCCTCCATCACAAAATTTGGATAAGACGATACATACGTACTTAAATCTATTTGTGTTAAAGGTTGACTATTATATAGTGTAGACGTTTGAGGAGGTAATCTAACTGTAATAAATGGTTGTGTATGTACCTTAGGTACAGAAGGTCCACCATACCCAGGAGTTCCGATTGAAACTCCTAAAATAGTAGATTGAATAACAGGAGTTTGAGAAAATACTGTTGGTCTTAAGGAAAATGCTCCAAAGATTTTAGTTAAATATGATCCTTCATCACTATCATAAATTAAATCTGGATTTTCCTCATATGTTCTTCTACAAGATTCAACAGCTGCTCCTAAAGTAGTTACCGAACAATCATAATATCTACCATTTCTTAATGTAGAAATAGATTCCCATAACTTACATTGTAATTGTGATCTTTTTAATAAATCTTTTACAGGTGATTCTCCTGAACAAACTACATCTGTAGGATCTCTGATCATATTATAAAATAACTCTAAATCATTTGATGTCATAATAGTTTTTTTATTATACTTTTGTTTTACAATATACGCAATATTAGCTAAAACAATAGTACTTTCAAAAATATCAATTTTTGGTAAAAACATAGCAGCAATAACTGGATGAACATGACAATGTGGATTATTTCTTCGTCTATCAAAGTCACCTGTTAATGCTTGCATTGCCATATCTTCATACTCCATACTTTGTAAAATAATTTGAGAATGACTAGCTTTACATTCACTATATAATCTTAAAATTTGTTGGATTGAATCATAATCCTTCTCATCAAATTTTAATCCATCTTCAGCATCAATCATTCCTTGACCTAAAACTCTTGACATATTTGTAAATGGTGTCGTATAAGTATATTCCTTTGGTCGACTATCTCCATCAATTGTTTGCTCATAAACTCTTCTAAATTCTGCAAACTCCGCATCTGATAAATTATACTTTTTTTTAAATTTATGCGCTTTTTTTAATAACATGTGTAAAGGAATAGTATTTGCATACTTATCTTTGACCATTTTTGCAAATTTCTTTCCTTTTTTTCTGATTTCTCTTGTTCTTTCAATGAATCCATCTTGAATTGCATCTAACAAATCTTGATCATTATATTTTTCTCTTAACTTATACATAGCACTTGTTGGAATATTATGAGCATTTTGTTTAATTAATTTTTTAACTTCATTATCTACTAAACTACCAGATTTACTATCTACTTCAGCATTATTATTTCTATTAAATTTAGACATATATATATAAAAAACATTTTTTTTTTAATATTCTATACCTTTTTATTTAATTTAATTAAACTATTTTAAATTTAATTTTAAAAAAATCTTTTCCATATTATCATAATAATTTATTAAATACTTTATCTCATTTTTTAAAATGTCATTTATTTTTTTGTTGTCTTTTATAGAAAATCTTATCCTTACATCCTTTATTAATAAATGTTCCAAATCATAACCAGCAAAACTTATACTACTATTTTCTTGTAATCTATATGTTAATAAATTACCTATCGTATGATCCTCATTATTTAATACTATTATACCACTATCATTATCTATCACCTCCTTACTAAACTTCTCATTTATTAAACTTAATTTATACTTTAAAATTTCTAAACCTCTTAATAATATTTCTTTTATACCTAATTGACCCCTCGGCTCTATTGTTAATAAAAAATTATTTTCTCCTGATTGCTCATAATAAACATGTGCTACATTATATCTTGAATGATTTAATCCTACACCCTTATCAACCTTTATTGATAAATTTATCTCCTCATCCTTCTTCAACTTACAAATTAATAAATCCTTTTTATATATATTTTTTTCCATTTTTTCATTTAAATAATACTTTACATCTGAAGTTGTTACATTTAAAATTTTATCCTCACTATTCTTTACATCTAAATACATATTTATGTTATTATCCTCATAATTATTATTATGATTCTCTATTCCCCTTGTATACGTCCTTAACTTATTATACTCCTCTAAATCTAACTTGAAATTTAAATCTATTAATGGAAAATTCTCTATCCTGTTCCTAATATAATCATTATTATATACTGAACTATTTTTACTAATACTTATTAAATCTGGATTTATACCATACGACGGTATCTCCTCTAATATTACTCTCCTTAAGGTATTTACATACACATGATTTATATCCTTTCCCTTTAACCTTAACTTTAAATGATCCGATTTAAAAATATTATTATTCTCTATACTCTCTACTTTTATATCCATTTTTATATATAATAAATATTTATTTCTTAAGCTTATTTATTCAATTTTCTTGTCCCTCCAACTATAAAATCACTCTCCGCTGTCTCAAAATTTACCTCACCCATCATCTCATCATCTGACATATATGTATTTAAATCGACCTCCTCTATTATATCTTTATCTAAATCATTCTCATTTTTTATCCCACTTTCTAATTTTTTTACATACTTACCCCCATCTAACCTCTTCTTTATCATCTCCATTAATTCACTAAATATATCATCCTCCAATAACTCTATATTACTATACTTTGCTAAATTAAATGTTTTATTTATCGATGACTTAATCTCATTATTTACTTTATTCTTTTTAAATGAATACTTTATATCACTATACTCCTCATTCACTTTAAATACACTCTTATCCACACCCCTCTCTATTGATAAACTTTTACTTAAACTAACACTTATATGATAATCAAACTTCAAACCTTTTATATAATACGTTGGAAACGCTGGCCCAAATACAAAAATCACCTTACCCTCCATATTAAAAAACTTCTCTACTAATTTATTATCTATATTCTCCATATCTTTTAAATAAGGATATAAATTTAAAACATTCGCTCCAAAATCATCCGATAAATTATTCATAATTTCTTTTAATAATTTTTCATCTGGACTTGAAAAAACAACGACTAATTTTCCTTTTTGAATTAAATATGCTTCTAATATATTCATATATATTTCAAAATATTTATTTTATCTTTATTTAATTCTACCATATTTAATCTATCTAATAATAAACTCTTCCTTCTTATACATTTATTCTTATCATATAATGATTTTAATTCACACAAATCTAACTTTTCTAAATTATCTATATATATTATTACTCCCTCCATCCTATCATCATAATATTTATCATTACTTCTTTCACTAACTACTAATACACCCCTACTTACTAATGGGACAATCCTTGCTACCTCTAATATACTCCTTCCATCATAATTATGAATATTTAAACTAATTTTTGACCTATTAACAATATCATCATACTGCTCCCCAAAAATACTGTCCCTATAATAAATACTCTTACCAAAACTATTTAATATCATATCCCTCCTTTCACTCTTACTACCTAAAAATATAATATCAATATCTTTATTACCTGTTAATCCATTATACTCATGAAATGGTGTCCATCCATAAGGAAAATGAATTACATCCAAACTATTATTTTTAAATATTTTTATATTCTCTAATGAATAATCTAAAATTAACTTAGCTTTACTACACTTACTAAAAAATGATTCACTCCACTCCCTACTTGATACTAACTGCTCAAAATTATACACTATATAATTTTTTGGTAATTTTTCAATCTTATTTATCGTAAATATTATATACATCCTCTCATCATAACAAATTTCATCTATTAACTCACATTTAATATTATAATACATCAAAACATACAATACAGAATCTATCACATCATACAAATACTTGTTATTATACAATAAATATAACATTTATATATATACAATAATATTATATATGCACCTTTCAATACTTATACAAATATCTGACTTCGCTATTTGGAATAAAATTAAACAAACTATTCATTTTGATAATTATAATACCATTATGATACACTTTAATACACAACTTTTACAAAAAAATAAAATCGATTCTATCAAAAATGAATTTAAACAAGCTATTTTCACTTACGGTCAAAATAAAGGTATGGATATTTACCCATTCTTCTGCCAAATAAAATATATTATTCAAAATAATATTGAAACTGATTATATACTTAAAATACATACTAAAACTAACGACCAATGGAGAAATGATCTTATTTTACCACTACTTGATCATAACTTAATTAAAACATTACTTAAAAATAATGATATCGGTATGATCGCCTCTAAAAAATATACTAAATTACTTGATCACTATAATACACCAATTATCTTACACTTCCTTCAAAAATGGAATATTGAAAATAAATATATTGATGAAATAAATTGGAATAAAAAATATGATAACTTATACGATCTAAATTACTTAGATACTGAATTTTATATTACTTATCCTTATAATAAAATTATGTATGATGATGATTTGCTAAATGATAAAGATAAATTAAATAGTTATGCTATCTTTCATTGGCTGAATATTGGATATAAAGTATTTAGACTAATACATAACCCAGATTTAATTAAAAAAAAAATTAATAAACATTACTCCTTCTGCGCAGGAACCATTTTTTGGATTGATGCTAAAATATTAATTAATTTCTTTAAAAATAATATTGATTTTGATTTCTGGGAAAATAAATTCGAAAAAGGATATATCAAAAATGAACTTCCTACCTATACTCACTCTTGGGAAAGATTATTCGCTATAATCGTCTTTTATAATAATAAAATATTACATACAATATGAATAACTTTGATTGGACTTATTATATCGATAAATACCCAGATTTACAAAAAATGAGAATTGATAATAAAGATAAAGCACTTTACCATTATAAAAAATTTGGTATTAAAGAAAATAGATTCCCTAACAAATATGCTGAAATTAATAATACAAAATTAAATCATAATAATAATAAAATTACACAACTTGAAAAAAAAATAGAGTCTCTTACTAAAGAAATTCAAAATATAAAAAAAATTATTAATAATAATCAATATAATAAAACTGACTCCGATGATAATTATAATGATATAATATACTATAATTAATTTTATTATATATATATATTATGTTCCTTAACAATAATATTATCTCTAATAATAAAATTAATAATTATGATCTATTACACAACGAACTCACATCAATTAGTTATACTATATCCTTCCTTAAAGAATCTTATAAAAATAAACTTTACCCAACATCATCCGATATTATAAAATTTATTCACTTTAATAATATTATTAATTATCAATTTATAACTACATTTATTAAAAATAATACCTTAAATAATAAAATCACACATAATATTAAAAAAAATTGCCTAATTTCACAAATATACGATGCTATTGATAATGACTTTATCGAATATAATACTAAAATATTCGAACATATTTATATTATCAACTACTCAAATAACTTTTACAAAAATAATAATAATATTACTTTTATTCAATCTAATAATAAAACTTATAAATTTGATCTACTTCTACTAGCCAACGATATTAAATATAATTTTCAATATATAGTTTTTTTACATCATTATCAAAAATTAGGTTTACAAAAAAATGATAAAATTACTCTATCTAATACTACCTTACATAAATACTTTCAAGAAATAAAATCAAAATATAATGTCAAAATACTTAATAATTTGTTTAATTTAAAAAATCAATTATTTAATTTAAGAAATGATTTCTTTATATATAAATCAAATATAACAATATGTATTTACGATAACGAAAATAATTCATCAACTATTGATAAAACTTATGTAACACCACTAACAAATATAAATAATCCTATTCATAATAAAATTCTTCTTAAAAATATTTTTAAAAAATATAACAATCAAAATTTAGATAATATTAATAATTTTGAAGATTTTATTTACAATTATTTTAATGTTTTGGATTTAAAATTAAAATTTAATGAATTTAATACTTTTATGCAAAAAAAATATACATTTAACAAATTTACACCAAAAAAATTAACATTCTCTAACAAAAATAACTCCTTTTTACAATTTAATAATTTTGATTATCAACTTTATAACCAATCCTTTTTTATCCTATTTGATTCTACTCTTACTAATGATTTTATACTAATGCTTTATTTTATTAAATTATCAAAAAAATTATTAAAAAAATTATTTATTCTTTGGAATCATGATTTTAATCTTGATAATCTCTTTGATGAAGAATTTTATTACTGTAATGTAAATTACTTTGATAATATCACCTTCTGTAAAGATATTGATTATAACTTCTCTCTAGACAATATTACCTATGTTAATACTAAATTACTCAATATATTCAATTTAGATGATTTTAAATTTCTTAAAATAATAAACTTAATGAATATTAACAATAAATACAAAGAATACATAAATAATAATAACGTTCTTGACGTTTTTAACTATAATGAAGATATTATTAATAAATTTGTTAACTTGGATAAATTTTCTATAATTAATTTGAAAAAATACGAAAATAATAAAGATCTTGATATTATTAGAATACTATCTTTTATTAACTCTAATAAAATTATTAGCGATAAAAATGATAAAATACTTAAATACTTTGACTCCATTAACTTTAACTTCCTTATACAATCTAATAATACTCTTAACAATAACTCACTAGAACAAAATATTAACCTTAATAATGACTTTTTACTTATTACATTCAATTTTAATAAACAATTTCTTAATAAAAATATTAATAATAAATATATAAATAAAATATTCATTTGTAACTGCAACCTTAATTTTAATAATTATACTATTAATAATATTAATTATAATTGTAATCTATCTGTAGTTTATAACTCTATTATTAAAAACTCTGATAATAAAAATATTATCATATCTGATACACTCTTAGATAACCTTTTCTTTTATAAACTTGTTTTAAATAATTCTTATTATTATGACCAAAATACACTAGTCTTTACTAAAAATCAATTTAAAAAAATTAATGGTTTTAATGAAGATTTAAATGAAACATATACTTTAGACTTTATTAAAAGACTAGAATCATTAAACTATAATAATACATTTGATTTTGAAAATAATTATTCATTAACATCATTCTGGGGTTTAGAAAATCAACAATCTGGAAAATTATTACAAATTTCTAAAAATAATTTCAAGATTTTATAATACTGTTTATAATTGTTTTTGCTTGATTTTTATTATTTTTTATCTCTTTTTCTAATTGTTTAATGATTGTATCTTTAAATTCACAATATTCAATAATTTCTTTCTGACGTTCAAGTGATGGAATTGGAATTTTTATTGATTTGAATATATTCATTTCAAGATTTTTTTGTGCTGTTCCTCTAGCACAATTATATATAACGCTTTGATTATGTAGTAAATAATAACCAATGTATTTATTTAATAATATATCTGTTTTTGATTTTATAGATAATCCACTATCATTTAAGAATATTTTTTCATTTACAAATCTAACACATTCTGCCGATAAAGCAAATCTTCCAATTATTATATTAAACCCTTCACGATTATATTTTTTTGTTGAAAAAGTTGCTCTTCCGCTACCATAAACAGGATACTTCCCTTCTACATTATTTTTTCTCACAATTCTTGTTCCATAATCAATACTACAAATTTCCCCAAGTGTTTTTACAACAATACCTTCCTCATATTGTTCTTCGGTTTCATCTTTCATATATTCAGCATAATTAAGTGAATATGAATTTTCCACAATTTTATCAATAGGAACTTCAACCAACAAAGTTTTTACATCATTATTTTCATTGTAATTATAAAACTTAACTTTAGATGTTTGATGTTCTTTTGAAAACTTGTAATCTCGACCTATCTCTTTTTGAGTTTTAGATAATTTAATCTTTGTTTCCAAAACATCAGTTCCTTCTCTCTTTTTCACAAAGTAAAATACACAAGTTTTAATGGATGTATTTGTGAATATACCTGATGGTAAATATATAATTTCTTTTAAATCACAAGTTTTCATAAGATATTCTCTAATTGCAACCAATGTAGTATTTGTTTTTGAAAATAAATCTTGTCCATCTGGTAATACAACCGCACATTTACCATTAATCTTTAACATATAAATAATTGCTTGAATAAATAATGATACAGCATTATCACTCTTAATAGGAATATATTCATTTTTTAATGAAGGATTAAAATCATCATATTTCAATCCTTTAATCCCAAATGGTGGATTTGCTAGAATATTATCAAACTTTCTTGTAATTGGATTACGAATACTATCACCTCTTTCTAATTTTTCAAACATATGACCTGATGATATTAACATATTTGAAACTGCTAGTTGATATGTATCAGATTCTAGTTCTTTACCATACAATCCTTCAGTTTTAATAAAATCCCAATCAAGTTTAATATTTTTAGACTTAGATTGTTTTATTATATTTTTTAAATAAGTAATTAAAAAACCACCAGTTCCCATTGCTGGATCTGCACAAGTATCTATTTTACCATCTGAATGTAATTTTGGTTTAATTAATTTTACCATTAATTTTTTTACTTTTGGCTGAGTAAAAAACTGTCCTAAAACTTTACCTGTCATAATGTCTTGAATAACTTCTTCATATGCATTACCTAATATATCGTATTCAGTTTTAGATAAGTCAAGTGAATTTAATCTATCAATTAATTTCTTATAAGTAGATGTATATTGAATATCAAATCCTTTATCTTTTAAGAATATTGTTTTTGTACTGGGATGATTTGATAATATGTCATCCCATAAATATTTTATATTAGTAGGGATATTATCCTCTTTTTCTTTTGACAAATTAGTAAAACGAACTATTTCTAATAATTTATTTTTATGTTTTTGAATAATTTTTTCATCATAATTACTAAAGTCATAATCATAATCATCTATATTAATTTCATTTCCAAAATGAGGTTCAAGTAATTTTAATGTTAATAAATAAGATAATGTTCTTAATGCTTTATCACCTGTTAAACCTTCATTGTCTCTCAATAAATTTAAACAACTTTTAAATGTACTTGTAATTTTACTTTTATCATCCATTTGATTTATATATTATATTTCATTAGGCTTTAAATATATAAAAAATCAATTTTTAAAATTTTACACCTTTTATTTTTTTAATTTTAGGTTTTATATTAAAAATCTCTTGTAAATTATTTATCTTATAATATTCTATCCATAATCCATTTGGAGGAAATAAATTATCTTTCTCAACTAAATAATTTATTATATTTGATAAATCTAAATAATGTTCTTCCATTTTAGGATTTAATGCTAAATACTCTACTACTTTTTTTCGACAAGTTTCTAAATTATAATAATTACATTTAATATTTAAATAATCAATCCAATTTATAAATTTTTCCTTAAATACAGTTTCAGGATCTTTTGGTAATCTAATATCCTTTTCACATAATTTATAATAACTTTCTTTATCTAATATATTTACTTTACTTATTATCTTTTTTGCTTTTTCATAACTAACGTAATTTTTAATTCTATTTAATTCTAATAAATCTAATAATTTTGATTTTACTTCATTAATACCATTATATTCTATAGAATTATGATTGCTTTCTTTTGGATTATATTGAACTCTATCTTTAAATTCTATATCTTCAAATTGTATTTCTATATCTTGTATTAAATATCTTAAAACTCCAATTATTCGTTCATATTTATTATCAGAATTATCGTCAATGTATACAGGTAATGATATATTTAATATTTTACTTTTATTAGAATAATTTTTACCTAATTCATCTGGTCTAATACCGCGTCCAATACATTGTTTTATATCAGGTATTGATAATTTAGGATCACTAAAACACAAAAAATCTAATTTATTAAAATCATAACCCATACTATATTTTGCAACAACATATCCTATACTATTAATAGAATTCTCAAATACTTTTATATCTTTAAAATTGTATTCTAATATAACTTTTTCTCTGATTATAAAATTATTACTTACTAATAAAAATGGTTTTATATTTGTTTTATTATTTTTATATTCAAAATAATGCTTTTTAAATAAATTAAATGCATGCATCTGTTTATTATGAAAACTAAAACCATACTTTCTATTTCTGCTTGTGAAATCATTGATTATATAATTTATATTATTGACATTGTTTTTGTTTTCTACATACACAAACGTATTTATTCTTGATAACCAATTTTGATTCATCAATTCTTTAACTTTTATTGATGAATATAACTTTCCAAATATTTTTTCATTTTCTAAAATTTTTGTTCTATTTGGTGAAGCTGAAGTAAAAATACGATATTTTATATTTGTTTTATTTAATAACCAAAATCTTGAATTATTGTCATAATTTAATTTATCAATTAATCCTTCAACTCCCCAATGAGCTTCATCAAACCAAACAATTATATTTAATTTTTTTTGTATTTTTTTATAAAGTTTTTTAATAGATTGTGTACAACAAATTACAATTTTTTTATATGGTAGTTTTAAATATTTATCAAATTTTTCATCAGTAGAATAATTAAATGCAATATAATTATCTTTTAATATTTTTATATATTTTTCAGAAATATTTTGTGTATTAATCTCCTTTCTTGGTGAAATAATAATAATCAAATCACTTTTTAATTTTTCAAATAAATTATATACTATATAACTTTTGCCTCCACCTGTTGGTAATTCAATATATATTTTTTTATTTATTAAAAGTTCATTTTTACTAAAATTTATTATTTCTTTTTGATAACCTCTCTCCTGAAAGCAATTGTTTTTTTTCTCTCGATTACATCTAACTAAATCACTAATTTCTTCTTCTGATAATTTTTTATATTCTAATCTTTTTTTTATAAAAAATGGTTCAATTAATTTAATAATTCTTTTGTCATAAAATTCTATGCCACCATCAAATTTAATATTAAAATTAATAAACTCTTCTTGTAATAATTTTTCAATACATATATCTTTCATAAATACTTCTAAAACTAATATAAACTTACCTCTAATAATTTCTCCTGTTGCATATTGAGAATCTCTTTCAGGAATATTATTTGTTCTACCTAATTTACAAGCATTATAATCATCATATGATGAATGACTTCTTATGTAAATATATATCTTCATTTTCTATACTATTAATTTTTTAAAAACATAAATTAATAAATTCAATTTTTAATGTTAAAAAATATAAATATTATTATATGAATGATATTTATATTTTAATTTTTGAATATAATATTGAAAATAAACATTTATATTCAAACTACATTAACTCATTAAAAAGAAAAAAATATAATTTTATATTTTGTCTTATCACTCATATAAAAAATATACAAATTAATGAATTCGATCTAATATATTACTCCAAAGATAAAAATAGATTTATAAAAATTATACAAAAATTACCATTTCCTTACTTTAACTATATTATTCATATACCATATTTAACTAAAATTAACTTTAACAAAATTATTAACTCTAATTTTGATAATATTTATGTTTCTAATGATCCTCATAACTCACTTTGTAGAATAATACCATATAATATTATCCCTACCTTAAATAACTCTTACTTTACTAATAAATATACTAATATTATTGATATCGTTAATCCTGACTTACAATATAAATTATTCTATTTTAACTATGATCATAAAATTACACCACTAAATAACTTTTACGATTTTAAAATTTCAGTTATTATGACAACTTTTAATTCTCAAAATACTATACACTTCTCTATTAAATCTATCCTTAATCAAACTTATAAAAATATATCACTAATTATTGTCGATGACGCATCAACTGATAACACATTTGAAATACTTAAATATTATAAACAAAAACATAACAATATTAGATTAATTAAATTATCTGTTAATAAAGGTTGTTACTACAGTAAAAATATTGGATTAAATAATATTAGTAAGGATACAAAATATATTTTTTTTCAAGATTCAGATGATTTTTCTTACTCATCTAGAATAGAAAAACAAGTTAATTTTATGGAAAAATATAATTTACTTATGAGTAATTGTTTAACATATAAGAATGAGTTACAAATACCATTAATTAGTACTTGTATTGAAATATCAGTTTTCGAAAAACTAGGTTATTTTGATAATAATTTTTTTGGTGAAGATGAACATTTATATTACAGATTTTTTAATACTTTTCAAAATAACTTTGATTACAATATGTCTTTATCTTACAATAAAAATAACTCGTTATTTAAAACGACAAATATTTATGGTAATTTAGATTCTATTTTATATACAGTTATTGGTAACGAAAACTCCTTAACTAAAATTTATCCTAATAGAATCCCCCTATCTAATAAATTTAAACTAACATACAAAAATAATAAAATTAACTGTTTTATTCCATTTCTTAAACAAAATATATTTCACCATATTAAATACGCTTATGTTTCAGAATCACTATCACATCTAAAAAATAGATTCCTTAAAAAATTTAACCTTATTCAAAGAAAATCACCTAATCATAAATGCTTATTCTTTGGGTTATATACTAAAAATGATATTAATTTATTTTGTAATCAAAAAGAAAAATATATTATTTGGGGAGGAACTGATTTAGACCAACGATTTAACGAAAGAAAACAAAATTTAAATATTATTTTAAAAAACGAAATTAAAGGTCATTATTCAATAAGTGATTGTATATCAAAAAGATTAAAGAATTTAGGTATTAATTATGAGAGGGTAGATTTAGATTTAACAGACTTGAATTATTTTAATAGAGTAATATTAGGAGGTGATAGTATTTTTATATATAATGGTTTTAATAAAGGTAATGAAGATATTTATGGTAAAAAGATTTATGAAAAATTAACAAATTACAAATTTATTTTTAGTAATGAATTACAGATAGATAATAGTAAAATGTATGATGTTTACAAAAAGTGTTTTATAGGACTTAGATTAACTAAATTTGATGGTAACGCAAATTCAGTTTTAGAAATGAAACAAATGAATTTACCAGTTATTTGTAACTCTTCCTATGATAACTGTCTTAATTGGAAAAATATACAAGATATTAATAATCATATTAAAAATAATTTCCCAAAAATATTAATTATTTTTGATAAAGATTTGACTATTGTCGATGGATCTCTCATCTGGCTTACTAACTTTATTAAATTAATTAAAAGTTATAATAAATATACTCAAATATACCTATTTTGTAAAAAATATACTAAATTAGATAACATAATTCATATTACATCCTATAATGAAGACGATTTTAATCATATTTTTTTTAGAATAATTGATAATATTACTTTTAAAAATTATAATAAAGTTTCTTTAATAATACATAAACTTGATTATAATAATATAAATTATTATAAAAAATTTAGAAATTTAATTGTTCAAAGTAAACTTATAAAAAATGAACTTATTTTAAATAACTTTTTTCAAAATATTCATATTTTGCCTCCTCTTATTTCAGACATTTATAAAAAAAATAAATCAAATAAAGAGATAACTTTTGTTTATTCAGGTACTTTGAAGGAAGATTATAAAAGTTTAGAAATGATAAGATTATTTAAAGAATTGCTTAAGGAATATAAGTTTAGATGTATAATAATTTATGGTAAGGTGAAGAGGGATAGGAGTGATAATTATTATAAAGATTTGTTAAAGGAGGTGAATATGGATGGTGATATAATATTTAAGAGTAATTTGTGTGAATTAGAGAGAAGAAAAATAATAATAGAGAGTGATTATGGTATTGTAATTCATTCAGAAAGCACGGATAACAAACAGCAATCAACAAAGTTAGTGGAGTATTTATCGCTAGGTTGTAATCCGATTGTATATTTTACTTCATTAAATGTAGGATATAGTGATATTTATTTTAGGAGTATAGTTGAATTAGACAAGATAATTAGGGGTATATTAGATGGTTTATGTGAGTACAAGATTAATTTATCAAAGTTAGATTATCATTTAGTAAATAATAATTATCATATATTTGATAATAGTAATTCAGTTATTATATCAAATGATTTATTAAAAAAGAGTAAAAAAGTTATCATAACAAATAATTATGAGAATATGTTTAATAATAATAAAGTTATTTTTATTAAAAATAATTTTGATCACATTAGTAAATTAATTTTTGATATATATAATAATCATAAAATCGAAAATATAGAAAAACTTTTTCAATTTAAAGATTCAATTATAACAAATTTTGATTTAATTTTATATCATTTTTATATTAAAAAAAAATTATATTTATTTGATTACAAAACTGATAAACAATACCTATCAAAAATTAATGTTATTAATGAATATATATTACCTAAAAATAAAGAATCATATTTGGAAATCCCTATTTTACTAAAATCTAACTTTAATTACTTTATTAAATTCTCTATTAATACAATATCGGAAGATAATATATTCTTTTTATCAATTACTGATGATAATGGTGCATTAAAAGATGTAAATAGAAATTTATATTATGTTAATAAGGATAATTTAAAATTGGAGATAATATTGGATGTTAGGGTAAGTAATTATTATTTATTCAAGATTCGTGGTTCTGATAGGTCAAAGTCAGACATAAATTTTAGTATAAGTGATTTTATGGTAAAGGAGTTAAAGTGTGTAAATAAGTTATGTAACAAGGTTAGTGTAATAAATTTAGATGGGTATGAGAATCGTTATAGAAATATAAGTAAGAGAATGGATAATTATGGTATAACTAGTTTTAGGGAGAGTGGTGTGAATGGATATAGTGATAATAGTGTTAGGGAGCAATTTAGGAAGTATAAGAGTGTAAAATTTAATGAAGAGGAAAAGTTATTAGGGCGAAAGTTAATAGTAAGTGAGGGTGGTTTTGGTTATTTACATTCAATGAAAAATATATTTAGGGAGGCGATATTGAAAGAGTATAATTATATAATGATTTGTGATGATGATATAGGATTAATAGATAATTTTGTGGATAGATTTAATGATATTCCTTTAAGGTTTAGATTATTAATGTTAGGTTCATCACAATGGGATTGGGGGGATAATATAGAAATAACAGGAAATAAGTATGTACCAGATATAAGTTCGAATGGTTCATTTTGTAATATTTATCATTTTAATACATTTGAGTCAATATATAATAGTATATTAAGATTTGAGTGTCCATTTGATGGAAGTATAATGAAGAATAATTTTAAATTTGTTGGTTGTTATGTAATGTATCCGAATTTAGTGATAGCGGATTTAGAAGAGTCATTAATTAGGAAGGTAAGTAAAAATAGAAGTTATGAAAGATTTAGGTGGAAAAAGGAGATATATAATTTTAATATAGAGTATAAGGAGTCAGAGTATTTAACGATACATAATTTTGAGGAGTTATTGGAGATAAAGTATATAATAGGGGTGATTACATATAATAGGGTTAGTTATTTTAAGGAGTGTTTTTTATCAATATTAGATAATTTATCAACTAATATAAATTATTTATTAGTAGTAGCGGAGGGTTATCATGAAAAAAATAGTATTTTTAATTTTTTAAATAGTTTGGGGTATAGTAAGAATGTTAGTGTGATGTATATTAAAAATTATGAGCATTATATATATAATCAAACTAATAGTATATTTAAGTTAGTAGAGAATATGGATTATAATTTTGGATTTATAATGAATGACGATATTTTAGTTAAAAAATTTGGATGGGATATGAAATATTATAATGTTTCAAAAAAATATGGTTATGATCATTTAGTTTTTTTTGATAAAAAGTTTAAGAAAAGTGATCATTGTATAAAAAAGGGTGATTTACAATCTTATTGTAAAGTATTAAATTGTCAAGGAGCGTTATTTACATTTACAAAAGAGTTATTATTAAAGGTAGGTTATTTTGATGAATATAATTTTAAGATAAGGGGGCATTCTCATATTGAATTTACAATTAGATGTTGTAAGAGTGGATATAATAATTTAGAGGAATTGTATGATATATTTGATTCCAATAAATATTTGGAATTAAAGATAGATAATTATGTAAGTAGTTTTAAATATTTACCATTTTATTTAAGAGAAAAATATAAGGTAGATATTTATGAGTTAAAAAGAAGATTAAAATTATTAAGTATTAGTCAATAAAGCCTTATTTTTAATTATATTTCTGTTATTATATAAAATAAATTTCATTTCATCTTTTATTTTTTTTAAAACAACATCATTATTTAATTTTTCAAGATATCTTTTGAATTTATGATAGATAATTGGATAATCTTTACCTATATTAACCCATTCTTCTATTTTTTGTTCTAATATATCATGTTTATCATCAAAGATATCGTCAACAATTTCATCTCTATTAAATGTATTCCATTGTTTACCATCATATAACATTATAAATCCACTTTTTAAATTTGATATAAATACATTATGATTTTCAGGTTTTTTAGGATTAAAATGTATTCTTTTTATTAAATGTGGTACACACATATTATTATGATTAAAACATTTTATATAATCATTATCTGTCAAATCACTTAAATCAGTTTTATCGTATGCTAGCAACTTTATATTATTCTGAATATTCTGTATTATAGTACCACTATTCTGTATACCAGCTTTTTTTATTAAACAATCTATTTGTTTGTCCTTCTTCTCTAATTGTATCTTTTGCTCATTTAATAATTTTACTAATTCTTTCATATGTTCATTTGCCTCATCAGTTTTCATCTTATCTTTACATTTACGTAAATGTTTATTTAAATTACTTCTTGTAGAATAGATTTTATCACAATATTTACATAAAAAGGATTCATTTGGATCGGCGAATCCAAAAATGGATTCATTTGGATTCATTTTTACCTTATTTTTGATATCATACTTAATATACTCCTTTTGTAAGTTGGTCTTACTTACAATTGGTTTACATATATTTTTCCTCTTAAGATGACGAATATATATTGTTAATATATGTGTTGAATAATTACATCTAGGACATTGATAAATTTTCATGATTATATATATATATTTTATATATTTTTTGTATATTTTCCGTATATTTTTGTATATTTTTATACAATTTAAAAAAAAAACGTATATTACCGTATATTAGAGCTTATTTAGACTGAGTAAAATAAATAAATTTAAAAAAATTAGAGCTTACATACCAAAATATACGAAAAATGAATCCATTTTGAAAAGTAGCGGGGGGGGGGGGGGGAGCGATTTAAATTAAAATTTATTTTACAAAAAAATATTTTTTTGAAAAATACT